TCTTTGCGTTATTCGCAACTGAAACTATATGAAAAAGGTGGATTAATTGCAAATTTGCGTTTACAAGTTGCATATGAACTGATCCCTAAGCTGGTAATCAATGGAAAAACTGAGAGAGCAATCAAATATGTGGCAGACTTTGTATATATAGACACAGTTAATAATCAGGAAATAGTAGAAGACTGCAAAGGATTTAAGACAGATATATATAAATTAAAGTATCGTTTAATGAAGCACGTTCACTGTATTGACATTAAAGAAACGTAGGCGTATAGTTATGGAAAGGTCGCGTGGTGGCGATTTAACTTAGTGGGGTTACACATGAGATCTGGCGGTTACTAAGACCGTTCCACCAACATCCTTAAAAAAGATGAGATCTCAGGTGTAGCCCTTTTTTTATGGGGAATTAATATGTATTACTACCAACATCATATTGGTGACTACAGAAGGGATACAGCTCACTTGTCATTACTTGAGCATGGAATCTATCGTCAGTTGCTAGATCTTTACTACATAACAGAAAAGCCATTGGATGCGAACGCATTGCGTTTGATATGCGCTCGTGATGCGAATGAGATAGAAGCGGTTAAGCAAATTCTATCTGAGTTCTTTACGCTAGAAGATGGAAAGTATTATCACGATAGATGTGAAGACGAAATTGCAAAGTTTCATAGCAAGTCTGATAAGGCAAAAGCTAGTGCAAAAGCAAGATGGAATAAAAACAATGAGTTAGAAGATGCGAACGCATTGCCAACGCAAAGCGAACGGAATGCTAACCATAAACCAATAACCATTAACCATAAACCATTAACCAACACAAACACATACACCGAAGATTTCACAATCTTCTGGACTGCGTATCCAAAAAAGACAGGTAAAGATGCAGCATACAAATCATGGACTAAATCTAAACCTAGACTTGATGACGTAATGTATGCATTATCTTGGCAGCAGGATAGTGACCAATGGAAGCGTGGATATATACCTAACCCAGCTACTTACTTGAATCAAGGTAGATGGAAAGATGAAGAGCCAGTTGAAGGAGTTCCATTTTGAATAGGTTCGCTGAATGCATGGAACGTGGTAGAAGTGCTGAGAAGCGATTTGCTGAAAAGTACCTTACCGATGTTATCTGGGCTACTAAAGAACAGGATATGTATGAGCATTGGGATATGAAAGGAAAGCTTAATGGCGTTGAGTACAAGTTTGACATTAAGACATCTAAACGTATTGATCCTAAATTTGAACACCACCAGAACGATTCATTCTGGATAGAGGGTACTAATGTTAATGGCAACAAGGGCTGGGTAAAAGGTGATGCTGACTACATAGTATTTGAGAGAGCATATAATTGGTGTGTTGCAAAAAGAAAGTTGCTTCTTGAATGGACTGTTGGTAAGCTTATCGCTAATGGACTTAAAGAAGGTAAAGGACATTACGAGATATACCAGAGGGCTGGCAGAAAAGATCGAATGACGTTTGCCAGATATTCAGATCTACCTAAAGAGGTTGCATTTTTCTTGGAGAAGTAAATGATTGAACATGATAAAAAACAATTTAAGTCTATGATGACAGCGTTGACTGTTCTGTATGGTAAACGTGATCTAGATCAGGAGCTGCTGCGTATTTGGTACGGCAAGCTTAAACGCTTTGATATAGACATGGTTAGCAAAGCATTCGATAAGTGGGTAGACAATAACAAGTATATGCCATTGCCAGTTGACATAATCGACTTATGTAAGGCACAAGAGGCTCGTGTCATAACTACAGCATTGCCTAAGCCTAGTCACACGCCAGAGCAGATTAAAGAGAATCAGGACAGACTTAATAAAGAACTTGCAAAGATTAAGCCTAAGCGTGATCATAAGGCATGGGCTAAAGAGATATTAAAAAACCCAGAAAAGTTCCCAGACATATCTTTAAAGTTTGCTAAGGAAGCAATGAATGTCACAGCGTAAATATGTATTGCTAGATGATGAAGGTAATCCAGTACGATACTTTGACTATCCTGCTGAGGGCGCTATAGAGATTGTAGAGCCTAAGTATGAGGTAGACTGGGATAACTTTGAGGAAGCACCATTTTAGTATTGCATTTAAGGAACTAATGAATTATAGTATTGCAAAAGGAGAAGAGTTATGAACAAATTATTATTACTGTTACTTGTATCTTGTAACTGCATGGCAGATGCTCAGGATATTAGGGATATGCTTAACACATTCGCACCACAGCCACGAGTTGTATATGTGCAGCCTAGTTCTATGTATCCAGCACCACCAGCATACTTGCCGCCAGTTAGAGGTCAAGTGCTAGAGTCAGCAGACTTTATGTCAGCAAGGTTACATGAAACGCCTAGCATTAACTTGTTAGGAGATAGCAATGAGTGATCAAGAGATTGCAGCAATTGCTAACAAGCTGCTAGATGAAGCGTTCTATACAAGAACATCATTGGCACGAAAGATTGGATTGTCTAGAGTCAAGCTTACACGCATTGCAGACGAAGGATTGATACCGAAGTACCCACGAGTATTAAATACTAGCCAAAGCTCTAAGGTTGGCAGAGTTAGTGGTAAAAATGTATGGGGCAACTATTTTAGATTAAAGGGAACACCGAATTATGAAAAGAGGGCGTAAGAAGTTGCCAGATGAATTGCGTTGTATTACTACAAGCGTAAGACTAAGGCCAGATCGTTTAGAAGTTTATAAGAAGCTAGGTGGCATCCATTTTTTAAATATGATACTAGACGAACAGATATATATTAATACTATGTTTAAGGATGATAAGCATGGCACAGCATAAATGGCATAAAGAAATAAAAGCATGGGCTGATGGTGCAATCATTCAATTTAATTCAAAAGAGTTTGGTGGGTGGACTGATATTGAAAACGATGTGCAGCCAGAATGGAATTTACATACAGAATACCGCATTAAATTACAACCTAAAGAGCCACAGTATTTGTCTGCTTGGTTAAGCAAAAAAAATGGTGATGTAGTTTTAGAAGTAGGATTGCCTAATGGAATTTTAGAAGATGACTATCATAAATACTTAGGCAAATTTAAGTTAGAGGTAGATAATTGAAGTGGAAACAGGTAGACAAATATCACCTTAAAAGCGTGGGTACGTCAGTTCAATATTACATAAGCAAATCAATGATATACGAAAAAGTTATATATGAACTGTGGAATGGTAGCAAATGGTTATATAAAACGGAGAAGATAGAAGATGCAAAAGCACAAGCCATTCAACATTACAAAGAGCAACCTACCAGTACTAGTAGCAAAGCTAAATGATTTAGTAGAGCATGAAGGGAATTGGCAGGTGCTTATTAAAGAACGCAATAGTGATCGCAGCGTAGAGCAGAATGCAAGATTGTGGGAGCTATACTCTAGCGTAGGCAATTATCTAGGGTACACAGCAGAAGAAATGCATGACCTGATGGGATATAAGTTTTTGCTGATAGAGAAGAACATAGGGCGTGAGAAGGTAACTAAGGTGCTATCGACTACTAAGCTGAATGTGAAGGATATGCAGCAGTATCAGGAGAAGATAGAAGCATGGGCAAGTAACTTAGGATGGAGCTGGTGATGAACACACAAGAAACAATTAAAACTATGGATAGCTATCCTAGACAATACCGACTTTGCAAAAAGTTTCTACATGGAGGTCAATTATTTGACACGGTATTACAAGGCTTATATTACTGGACTGATGATAAAGGCAATGGCGGTGCTGATTGGATAGATACTCCTACTGTTGCAGAAATAATGGAATAGAAAATGAACACACAAACACAAGAAGCATTTAAAGGTGACCATGCCGCTTATTTTGCTTTGGGTGCTTTATGGGCTAACCAAGCATTAAAGGAGAAGAATCATGTTTAAAGAAATGTATATGTGTCCTGCGTTATTTATTTTATGGACTGCAACAATGATTGCAATTGGCTTTATGTTTGGTTGCATAGGATAAAGGAAAAGAATACATAACAGTTTATGGGGGATGGCAATATCGGTAACGACTTGCCGTCACTATGCGCGAACATAGGGCTTGTATCATCCCCCACCAGTTAAAGGAAAAGAACGCATGAGCAATCCATATAATGAACACAATGATGAGTTGGCTGATGTTTTAAATTCACTTAAAGAATGGGTTATAAATACTGAGAAACGACTTGCTAAATTAGAACAAGCATTAAATGAAAAGAATACATGATTTTATACAAACCATATAAGCTACCAACAGACAAGTTAAATCTTGATGGTCGTATGCGTAAGGTAAGAGGTGGAAGAGATTGTAATGTAAGGGCTATGGCTAATTGGTTAAAAAGAAGGAATTTATGCTAATAACTATTAAAGATTATCTTTTGTGCTACTCACCAGCATATGCATTGGGTGTAGCAACAGGATTATTACTGTCCATAGCGTTACGACACAGGCCATCAAAGACAGCAATGTGGAGAAGGAAAAATGCAAGTCGCAGTATTTAATGCAGAACAGTTAAGATACTGTGCAAAGTTACCAGCAGGGCTGTGGAGTGATCCAGATGGTGGTAAGCATAGAAAGCAGCATCTATATTTAATTTGCTTTGCATTCGACAACAGGTTTCATTCAGATATTAGATTAGGGAAAAAAGATGTCTGTAAACGAGTTTATTAAGAAGCTAGGTGCAGCAGGATTTGACTTTAGTTTCAGGGCAAGCGATGGTAACATATCTGTTACTGGTGAATGCGTACAGCTAAAAGATCATGACTTTAGGATTATTAGCAGACGAGTGCAATCGGTACAAGAGAGTAGAGATCAGATTAACAGGATGATAAGGAGATGACAAAAGATGAACGCAGACACTATGGTAATATTTCTGATATTGGGTGCGTTGTGTGCATCCTTTCTGGTTATGGGCACAGTCCTTGTGAGATCCATCACATTAGAACAGGAACAGGAATGGCGCAAAAATCTCATTGGAGTAAAGCGATTGGCTTGTGTCCTACTCATCACAGGCTCGGTGGGCATGGTGTCGCTATTCATGGCGGCATAAAAGCTTTTGAAGCAGCTATTGGCATGACAGAAGTAGAACTATTAAACAAACAACTGGAGATATTAAATGAAATCGATCACAACTGATCAAGTATGGAACGAAGACGAAGAGCAAGCATGGAACGAGAAGTTTGCTGCTAAGATGGACTATGCACTTGAAAGAGCTGGACTGTTACCTAAAGATAACATCAACCCAAACCATTACAAGCAAGGCAAGGTTGAGTGCATAGATGCGCTAGAAGCTGCAACAATGAACTTAACAGGCATCGAAGCTGTCTGTACAGCCAATGCAATCAAGTATCTGTGGCGTTGGAAAGAGAAGAATGGCTTAGAGGACTTACGCAAGGCGCAATGGTACATTAACAAGTTGTTGACTACACAAGAATAACTGTGTTATATTCGGGTTACCAGCAATGGTACTCTTCTCCGAGAGGCACTTGGACTTCGTTAGGTGGATGTGACCAAGCACGATGAAGCCTAACACTTTTTAGAATATTGCTAGTTGCCTGATCCGCAACGGCAATCGTGGGATAGTAAGAGATGATCACCTATACTATGATGAATACTAGATACATCCAAGCTCCGAGATGGCTTGCCCATGAAAATCTCCTAATTTCTTTTTGGTAAAAGCGGATGCTGTGTAGTTCCTTAACAGCTACAGTACAAACAGACGCAGCGAGTAACCAACTTATTACTAAGGTAGATATATGATTAAAGGCTTATTAGATACTAAAACCACAATCGTATCTGCTAAAGAGAACGACAAAAACACAAAGAATGCGATCAAGAACTTTGCTCTTGGCGCACCAAACCCATCACTACCAAACAAATCTTACTGGGATAAGATGGCCAAAATGTGGCGCATCACACCAGATCAAGCAAAACGCAGACGTTGCGGTAATTGCGAATACTACGAAAACACACCAGATATGCTAGAAGCGATGGAAGCTATTCCATTGAATCAGTACGATCTTTATGACGGCCAAGCTCAACGTGGTTATTGCCACAAGCTTGCGTTTATCTGTCATAACTCTCGTGTCTGCAGCGTGTGGGAAGAGAAAGAATACGAAACACCTAAGATGGAGAACGAAGATGCGTAACATGGACAAAGTAGCTGAGAAGATCGGCAAGGTAATGGGTGAGTTTAAAGACAAAGGTCTGCATTCTGGCAAAGGTGGCAAGATTGTCAAGAACCGTAAGCAAGCTATTGCAATTGCACTTAGCGAAGGCGAGAAAGTTAAGAAAGGTAAAAAATAATGCGTGACTTAACTAAAGTAGCAGAAAAGATTGACAAGCTTTGGGCTGGTGGTCGATTCCATGTAGTAAAGCCTACTAAGCCTGCAGAAACTACAGATCAAGCAGTCAATAAGGCAATGGCAGAGTTTCAAAAGAAAAAGTAATGAATGATCATTGGTTTGTTATAGCATTAGCAGTTCTAGCTAACGTAACACTTATTCTCAACGCAATACATCATTGGTGATATATGGATGGACTTTTAAACTTACTGCCATTGCAGGTTAGAACGCTATTGCAAGCTTCAAGCGGAGATAGGTCTGACATCACAGAAAAGACTTTGGATGATGCAGAGCGTAAAAGAGTGGCTGATGCTATATTGGCTTCAAGGACTTACAAGAAAGGTTTGTTGGAGCTGCAAGGTGAAAACAAGTTAAATGATCAGCAAGCTAAAGAATACAAGAAATATTTTCCAACACCAGATGCCGTTAAATCTTTTAATGCTGGATCTGGCGCTGTTGGTTATGATGATTATTACAATGCTGGTCAAGGTAAATCAGACTGGAATATATTTCCATCTGGTGGAATAAGAAATACATTAGGCCAATTTAGATATAATACAGACAAGAATGGCAATGTTACTGTTACTGACAAATATGATTTTGCTGGTGATATGATTGAAGGTATGCCAAAAAGTGTTGGCTATACAGATAGATATAACAACATGACTCCTATGCAAAAAGCTGCATTGGTGGCTAAAGAAACCTTTGTAATGCCTGAGATTGGATTCAGTCCTATCATTGGTGTTAAATCTTTACCAAGCAGATATGGTAATGCGTTCGTAGGGGCGCATAACACAAAGAACGTAAACATTAAACTTCCATCAACCTATCAATTTAACCCTAGCGATGAAGACTTGTACTATACAAGAATGAGCTTAATGAAATAACTAAACGAGGATCACCAACCTTCGGGAGTGATAACATATGGCAGCAAGATTAAATCCACGACATAGCGATATGGTTCGTGCAAAAATACAGGCAACAGAGCTAATTAACTTATTGCAGGATTATGCATTAGGACACATTGAGGAAATACCTAATGGTCGCATGAAAGCGATTGAGATATTACTCAAGAAGTCTATTCCTGATCTTTCATCTGTAGAGCTATCTGGCAATGATGAAGCTCCAGTTACATTAAAAGTAATTACAGGCGTACCTAATGACTGATGAAGTTTTAGAGTACGAAGAGATTGAGGCAGAGAATCCACCAGATCTAGGTTACAGACCAAGAGCGCCTCAGTTAGAAATTCATAGGGCAGTAAACAAGAATCGTTTTACTGTCGTAGTGGCGCATAGGCGTATGGGTAAGACTGTATCAGCTATCCTACATCTTATTAACGCTGCACTAAACAACGAACAAAAAGATCCACGTTACGCTTATGTAGCACCAACTTATGCACAGGCAAAGCGTGTAGCATTCGATTACCTTGTAGAGTACACAAGGCCATTAGGTGCAAAGGTAAACATTGCAGAGTTGCGTGTTGACTTCTTAGGTAGACGTATTAGTTTATATGGATCTGAGAATGGTGATTCTCTTCGTGGTCAATACTTTGATGGCGTAGTGCTAGATGAGATTGGTGACCAGAACCCTAAGATATGGAACGAGATTTTAAGACCAGCACTAGCAGACCGCAAAGGCTGGTGTTTATTTATTGGAACGCCAAAAGGTAATAACCATTTTGCAGACTTTAAAGAGAGAGCGCAAAAGGGTGACGGATGGAAGTTCTTAGAGTTTAAAGCAAGTGAAACTGGTATCCTAGATCATAAAGAGTTAGCTGATGCCAAAGCCGAGATGGGTGAAGACAAGTTTCGACAAGAGTTTGAATGCTCTTTCGATGCCCCAGTAGAAGGCGCTTATTATGGACAGCTACTCAATGAAGCGGATGAACAAAACAGAGTTACTAAGATTCCTCGTGACAACCTTGCTCGCATTGTGTGTAGTTGGGATCTGGGCGTTAGCGATAGCACTTGTATATGGGTAGCTCAAGTTGTTGGCAAGGAAGTACAGCTTATTGATGCTACTGAAAATCATGGCGTTGGCCTTGATTATTATGTTAGCTGGTTGCGAGAGCGTGGTTATGCAGGCGGACAACAAATCCTTCCGCATGACGTTCGTGTTAGAGAAATGAGTAGTGGTAAGTCTAGGCAAGAGGTTCTAATGGAAGCTGGTCTAGATGTTACGATTGCACCAAGTCTATCAGTTGCTGATGGCATTCAAGCGGTAAGACGTTTATTGCCACGCTGCTGGTTTGATGAAGAGAGAACAAAGCAAGGATTGTCTGCACTACGAAACTATCGCAGGGTATTCGATGAAAAAAGAAACGTATTCTTTGATACTCCATTACACGACTGGGCTTCGCATTATGCTGACTCTTTTCGTTATATGGCTATTGGACTAAATGAGGTCGATTCCGACTGGGGCAAACCTTTAAATATTAACAAATCTTGGGTGGTATAAGCATGGCTAAAATGTCAGATGAAGAGTTATTAAATCAATGTCAATTAGAGATTGATAACGCCATTGGTTACTTGGAAACGGAAACCGTTGCTCAACGTGCTGAGGCAATGGACTACTACTTACGCAAGCCTTACGGCAATGAGATCGAAGGCGCTAGTGCTGTAGTAACTGGAGAAGTGGCAGAGGTTATTGATGGCGCATTGCCACAATTGATGCGTGTATTCACCAGCAACGAGGATGCAGTACAGTTTGAGCCAGTAAAGGATGGTGACGAACCATTCGCAGATCAAGCATCTGACATGGCTAACTGGGTATTCTATAAAGACAATGATGGCTTCTTGATCATGCATAACTGGTTCAAGGATGCATTGCTTCAAAAGGTAGGTATCGTTAAGGCTTACTGGTCTGAGAAAAAAGACATCACAAAAGAGAAGTACAAGAACCTATCTGACGATGAATTAACCATGCTATTAATGGATGGTGAGTTTGAAATTGTTTCACAACAGACAGATACAATCATTGGCGCTGACGGTATTCCATATAACTCACACAATGTGACAATTCAGCGTGTAAATGACAACAGTCGCATCGTAATTGAGAACGTACCACCAGAAGAGTTCCTAATCTCTAAAGTTGCACGAACAATCGAAGATGCGCCTTTCATAGCACACCGTAGAATGATAGATCGTGGTGACTTGGTAGCTATGGGCTTCGATAAAAAGATCGTTGAGCAGATCCCTGCTGGTGATCGTTTAGAGTACAGTCCAGAAAGATTGGCTCGTTATGACCGTGATGAACTGCCAGATTATGCAATTACTAACGATGTAGAGGTGTTTGAGTGCTACATTAAGATTGATACAGGCACAGATGGCGTACCAGAGTTGCGTAAAATCATCATTGCTGGTCAGATGGTTCTATCTAACGAAGAGTGCGACTACGTTCCGTTCCATTCTGTATGTCCTATTCCTACACCACACTTATTCTTTGGTCAATCACTAGCTGATCGTTCGATGGACATCCAATTAGAGAAGTCCACAATCCTACGTCAGATGCTACAAAACTTGTATTTGACTAATAACTACCGTGTTGCAGCAGTTGAAGGCCAAGTAAACTTAGATGACTTGCTTACTTCTACAGCAGGTGGCGTAGTTCGTGTTAAGAATGCTAATGCAATCACACCATTAACAGTAACTTCTACAGCTAATCAGTCATTCCCTATGTTTGAATACTTGGATGGCGTGTTAGCGAAGCGTACTGGCGTGTCTGATATGCAACAAGGTCTAGATCCTAACGTATTACAGAACGTATCAGCGACTGCTGTAGCAGCAATGACTCAACAATCAGCAGGAAAGCTTGAGTTAATAGCTCGTATCTTTGCAGAAACAGGCGTTAGAAGCTTATTTAAGGGCATCCTACACCTACTATGCAAGTACCAAGAAAAAGCTCGTACAATCAAGTTGCGTGGACAATGGGTTAGCTTTGATCCTCGTGAATGGTCAGACCAATACAACGTATCTATTAACGTAGGCTTGGGTAACGGTAACCGTCAAGAGCAAATTGCTATGCTGCAGATGATTCTTACAAAACAAGAAGAGATCATTGGCAAGTATGGCGCTAATAACCCATTAGTTACTGTGACTCAGTACCGTAAGACACTAGGCCGTATGATAGAGATGGCTGGCTTCAAGGATACATCTGCGTTTATTAACGAGATTACACCAGAAGTTGAGGCTCAAATTGTTGAGCAAGCAAGTCAAGCTCCAACAGATCCTACTGCAGAGGCAGCTAAAATGTATGCTGAGGTAGAAAAAGCTAAGGCAGAGCTAAAAGCACAAACAGATAGCGCTAAAAACGATTTAGATCGTGAAAAGATGAACCTTGATAACGCTCGTAAGCAATTAGAGATGGAGCAAAAGGCTGTTAAGGACAATGCTGAAATTGCGCTTAAAGAGATGAAGCTACAGATTGAAGCTATGAAAGCAGCTGACGATTCTCAAGCGATGAAGGT